TTGGTCGTACCTCTCGCAGTTGTCGATGGTGTAGGTGTAGATGCCTGTTCGTGATACTCCTGTAAATGTACCCGCAGTATTAAACGCCGCTCTGACGGTAATGCTTCCGCCTTGCGATGGAAAGTTAATAGCTCCCGCTTGTGTGTCGCTTGTTTGCCCCGATGTCAAATTGTACAAACCACGCGGGCCAGCGTTGATGAGCATTGAACAGCCGCTCACCGTGCCAGAGACAATGAAGTTGCGGCCTGTGCTATATTCTACACGAATACAAACGCCTGTCACGTTGGTGTCATTCATTACGATACCGATGAAGTCATTTGTGCCACTGGTCACCGTGCTACTGGCAGGTCGATTGCTTATTGTCTTTTGCGCAATGGCATCTCCGCTTACCGTTTCTGCGTAGTAGGTGGTCGGGTTGGCAATGGCTGTGTTGTAGTCCTGCTGACGAAACGCCGCCTGCCACGCAATGAGCGATGCCGATGCCGTGCCACCTGTCGCCACCGTTGGCGGTGATCCAAACTCCTCGCGGAACGTCAGGTTCGCCTTCACCGCATAGCCGCCTGACTGCCATCCGCTGGTTGTCTGCGGAACTGCGGGTAATATCAGCGTTTCAACCACCTTGCTCACGCCAAAGAATCCGAAACTGGTTGTCGGTAGTTTGTCGCACTTCAATCGTGCGCTTGCCGTGCTTCCTGACACATCGCAGATGTAGCGGAAGTTTGCAGATGCGGTTAGGTCACTGCTGACCACCACTACGTCAGAATTGCCGACAGGAAGTAAGGCGGGAAGGGAAGATACAATCGTTATGCTCATCGTCTGGTTGCTGTTTGTTTGCCAAATTCGGAAAGTAGGCGCAGGCTAATCTTTTGCCCTGTGATGTCGGCAATGGTCACGGTTAATTCGTTTACCCGCTTGTCGGTCATCGTATCCGTGTAGAATGGTCGTGGCTCAATGCCTCGCCTCTTGATGGCGCGCGCTATGTTGTACGCGGCCTCGTCAATCTCCTCCTTCGGGATGCCCAACGCCTTGTCAATCGCCCACTTGCGGATTGCCGCCACGTGTCGCTTGCTGGGCCTGATGTAGCGGAAACTGAACGGCCTGCCGCGCTTGTTCTGCACGCCATCAACGCCGTAGTTGACGTATGCCCAATACTCCGCGCCTTCAAGGTCAATCTTCAACGCCTGTCCGTCCAAACGAAAGTCAGAAGCGCGGAACGACTGGCGAAGGTTTAGCGTGGCGGTAGCATCGTACCTATCCACTGCTTTATTCATCGCATCAATCGCGTCATTAAGCCACCGTAGTACTGCGCTCTTTACATCCTTGCTATCGGTCAGGCTTACGCTTTCGGTAACGTCCGAACCCTTGCTGGAAAGCTGGCTGGTTAAACTTACATCAAACTTCATCAGCTATAAATACCACTGCCCGCAAATGTGTGCTATTGCAAATCTTTCGCCAATCGAACGTAATTCATAAACTGACGTGCTGGCATTGCAAACACCGCATCCATCTTCAAAGGGTCGCGCTTGGCTATCAACACATACGCCACTCCAAGCCATCCGTAGTCGGGTTTGGCTACGCCTTGGCCGTTGTCTTCGTCTTGCTCGCCTCCACGAAATAGGTCTGCATAATCTTCAACAAAGGCTCGGAATGACGCAAAAAAAAACAGGCAAACCCCCAAACGTCAGCCATCTTGGCTTTCTTCATCGCCTCTGCCCTTTCCGCGTGCTTGCCGCCGTCATAGGCTAACGTCTTGCCCCACCACGTCACCTCACGCGTCAGGCTGGCGAGCAGCAGGTGCAGATTAGCAACTACCTCCCTATCGCTGGTCAGCTGATAATTTAGCAATTCCATCATCTGCCCTGCGCTCATTTGGTCGATGAACCACTCCATCCTGTATCGCTTGCCGCCAATCCGAACCACCCGCTTGGCAGGTAGCATAGAAAGCGCACCGCACTCCTCGTCAATCTTCGCCGCCCTTGCGTTTAGTTCCTCAATCGTCCACCCTTCAACAGCACTTTGCTCAACGCCATCCACGATGCAGACGGTGTTGACCTTCTTGCGCAATGCGCCCATATCAGGGTCGATGGCGGTCAACTCTTGGAATTGGGCAACGGTTAGGCGGTTAAGTAGTTTCATTGTATATGGTTATCAAGGATTCAGCAACGCGGTCACTGCTGTACAGGTCGATGTCACTTGGTGGTGCTAATACTTCCCTGCTGACGATGCCGCCCGATGCGTTAAACTTGTAACTCAACACCGATTTGCCGCACATCCACGCTTCAATTGTCGTCCTGCCAATAAACAACCCGCAGGCGATGTGGCACGACTTGACCATCATCTCAATGTTCGGGATTGGCTGGTAGTAGATGATGTCGCGAGCCTTACGCAGGTCAGACAAATAGTCGCCGTGGTCGTAGCCAATCAAAACAAAACGCTTGCCGTTATCCTTCGCCCACTGCGATGCATCGTAAATCATCTGCTTTCGCATATAGTCAACCGTACCTGCTAACAACACAAAATCATCCTCAGTCGTGTTCTCCTTGTTGAATTTAGATGAATCAACAGGATTGTATATGGTGCTGACCTTGTCCGAAGGGATGCCGTAGTTGGTAATGATAAATTCGCGCTCGTGCTTGGCAATGGCAACGTAGTGCTTAATGCTGTCGTGCTTTACAGGTCGCTCCAAGTCGTACACAATGCTGTGAATGGTCGTAACCTTCGGCGTTGTCGGGTAAAGCTGGCACAGGTGTTCCGTCACTGGCTTGTGCTGGCAATGGATGATGTCAAACTGCTCATCGCCTGTCAACTGCGATAGTTCCACGACCTTGATGCCGTAGAATGCCGCCTCGCTGGTGATTGGCAGGTGGATGTATATACCTGCAACCGTTACATCAAAGCCTCGGCGTTTTAACTCCTTGGCCAAGTAAAGGCAGTACAATTCCGAACCTGTGTACTGACGAAAGAACAGGCACCCGATTAATATCTTCATTGGTTCTTGATTTTGGCTGGATTTCCATAAGCTAACGCCTTGGCAGGTATTGACCGCGTAACCACTGAACCCGCGCCAATGGTCGCGCCTTCGCCTACTTCAATGCCGCATACAATCGTTGCATTTGCGCCAATGTTGCATCCCTTGCGAAGTGTTGTCTTCCTGAACCTGCCATTTTTCATCCAATCGCCGTGTACGCTTGGCAGATGGTCGTTGGTGGTCACTACATTCGGGCCGACAAACACATCATCCTCAATGGTGACGCCGTGATATATGAGCGCGTGGTTTTGGATTTTGCAGTTGTCGCCAATGGTAACGTTGTAATCGATGTGCGCGCCCTCGCCAATGATGCAGTTGTCGCCAATCGTTGCACCTGTTCGGATGTGCGCGAATGCCCAAACGCGGCAGTTCTTGCCAAGCGTGACATTCTCCTCTATGATTGCAGTTGGGTGTATCATAACGCAAAGTTACATAATTACATACTTCCCACCTGCACTCTGCGATAGCTTGTTGAGCGCAACGTAGCGCACCGCATCGATGGCGTGGTTGTACTTGTCGATAGGCACTCCCAACGAGGCACCTGTGCGGTCAGTATCCCAAGTGTAGTTCCTCAACTCCTTGATTAGGTTGGTACTGCTCTTGGTCACTTGAAGCGTGAACCTGTGCAGGATGTCGATGGAATTTCGGATGCTGTCTTGCCCTTTCTGCGCGGCCTTTATGTTGAAGCCAAGCCTATGCACTTCTTCAATGCTTTTTGGCTCTGCTGAATCCGCGACAATCTCCCACGCCCGATTGATGCCGAACTCCCGCAGTTTTGTTGCGATGTCTTGGTTGGTCAAGTTATTGGCGTACAAAAGTTCGTGAAGCGTCAGCGTATCGCCTGACCTGTACACCGCCACCAACGCAGTCGGGTCGTTGGTGTAGCCCCAGTCCAAGCCAAGCGCGACCAGTTTGGATGTGGTGTAGTTGATTTCGTCAACCTGCGTCCAGTTTGAAAAGATAACGCCCTGCACACTGCCGACCTGCCCCAATCCATACACCTTCCACCAGTTGGCCCAATAGGTTGATGTCGCGGCCTTCACCTCCGCCATCTCGATGTCTTTGCGTATCGTGTCAGGCAATGCTTCGTTGTCGCGGTAGGTCAGCACCAGCAGTTCAGCATCATCCTCGCGTAGCACCTCCGTATGCGCCCAAAACTCGTGCGTTGGGTTGTAGTCGATGTATATCGCTTCGCTTGTGCGGATTGCCAGTTGGTAGTACGATTCAAAGTCGATGTTATTTGCCTCGTTGATGTACAGCACCTGCCGCCTTGCACCGCGTAGCCTGCCCTCGCTGTCTGCTGAAAAGAACTCAATCGTGCTTCCGTTTGCGAAGTAATAGGTCAGAAGCGTTTTGTTCCAGCGGTCGGGTGCCCAGCGTCCAGTCCACTGCATCACCTTTGCAAAGTCCTTGATTGCACCCCTGCGAAGGTGCGGCACGGATTCAGACACAACGCTGATTTCGGTCTTGGCCTTTGCGGCTATGTTGATAAGCACGGCAAGGATGGCGATGGTCTTGCCAGCAGATGTCCCGCCCTGAATCACCTTCTTCCGGGCGGCCACCTGCCGAATGCGTTTTATCGCTGTTGTGTATTTGAAACTCATTCCGCCACCTGACTAAATCATTTATTTATTATTTGTTCCTTCTACACCTCTTTTTAATCTATCCTTTGTTCTTGCCTCTTGCCAATGAATAGCTTCTTCAATTTTAGTAATTGTCAAAGCATTTTCTCTACAAGGAAAAGCTTCATTCAAGCTTTCAAATAAACATTTAACGTACTCCAACATATCTATGGCTTGGCATCCATTTATTCCAACTTCTTTAACAGGGTCAGATTGAATAGTAAAAGACACAACGGGCGCGACGCCTTTTACATCTTCTGCATTTTGAATAGTAATAAAATCTGTTAAATTTAATTTTTGTAGGGCTTTTACTACGTGTCTCATAATTATTATTTGGTTGTCCTATACACCATAAGGTTTTAGTAGTCAGGACAGGATTCGAACCTGTAAGATAGTTTTGTAAGACTTTCCGCTGTTGCACAACTATCTAAGCCTTGTGCGTAGGTTTACCGAGTGCACAATTCCCATATCTTACTTTTACAG